AATTATATAAGCATAAACTATGGCGAGAAAACAAAGAATTATTGATGCTGCTGAAAAAGCTTTAGTAGAACTTGAAAAAGTTATTAGACAAGAAATAAATTTACAAGAATTAGATCCTGAAAAATCTAAAATAGCGGCACAAGCAAAATGGGTGGCAATTGATGACTCATTAAAAATTATAGACAAGATTGAACAATTATCTGAAGATAAACAAGAAAAAAAATCTGAAAAGTTTTTAGGTGTAGAAGATAGAATTAAATAATGTATAAACAAAATTTATATTCAATTCATACAGACCATTTAGACGATAAAAAAGTAAAAAATAAAAACAAACATAAAAAATACGATTACGGATATAATGAGGATTTAGATTGTGTAGTAATAAGTAAAGACGGTACTATAGGTGATATATATGAAATCCAAGGCCTAAAGATAGCAATACCTAAAACTCCTAATAAAGTATATGGATCTGAAATTAAGAAAGAAGATCAAGTATTTACACAAAGGGAAAGGCCTGAATCTTTAAATAGAATAAAAAGTATATATGATTTCAAACTCAATAAAGAAAATGTTAAAGAAAAATATTATAAGTATATTAACGAAGAGTTTGATCGCCGTAATGATGGTTACTGGTTTATGTGTAACGGCACAAAAACCTACCTTACAGGATCGCACTATATGTATCTTAATTGGACAAAAATTGATGTGGGTGCACCCGACTTTAGACAAGCAAACAAAATATTCTTTTATTTTTGGGAAGCATGCAAAGCAGACCCTAGATGTTATGGAATGTGCTACCTTAAAAACAGACGGTCTGGTTTTTCCTTCATGGCAAGTTCAGAAGCAGTTAACATTGCAACGACTACTAAAGATTCAAGATTTGGTGTGTTGTCAAAAACAGGGGCAGACGCTAAAAAAATGTTTACTGATAAGATTGTACCAATATCCACAAATTACCCGTTCTTTTTCAAGCCAATACAAGATGGGATGGAAAGACCAAAAACAGAAATCTCTTATAAAGTACCATCAAGAAAGCTTACAAGGAATTCACTTAAAAGCACCAACACAGAAGAGATTGAAATTGGGAAAGGACTTGACACTACTATTGACTGGAAGAACACTGGGGATAACTCATACGACGGTGAAAAACTTAAACTTTTGGTACACGATGAATCAGGTAAATGGGAGCGTCCGGATAATATTTTAAATAATTGGAGAGTCACAAAAACGTGTCTTCGTCTTGGGTCAAGAATAGTTGGTAAATGCATGATGGGTTCAACATCTAATTCTTTAAATAAAGGCGGTGATAATTTTAAAAAACTTTATTATGACTCAGATGTTACAAAAAGAAATCGCAATGGTCAGACTTCAAGCGGATTATATGCTTTGTTCTTACCTATGGAATGGGGCTACGAAGGATTTATTGACAAGTATGGTTATCCTGTCTTCAACAGCCCACAGAAAGCGATTGAAGGAATTGATGGTGAAAAAATATACACAGGAGTTATTGAGCATTGGGAAAACGAGGTTGAAGGTTTAAAAAATGATTCAGATAGTTTAAATGAATATTATAGGCAATTTCCTCGTTCTGAAAAACATGCTTTTAGAGATGAAACATTAAATTCTTTGTTTAATCTTACTAAAATATATGAGCAAATAGATTTTAATGAAGATATGAATATGAAGGGTTATGTAGTTCAAGGCTCTTTTTCATGGAGAAATGGTATAAAAGATACTGAAGTTGTTTGGACTCCTTCAAAAAATGGTAGATTTTTTGTTTCTTGGTTACCAGATAAAAATTTAAGAAATAATATAATAATAAAAAATGGTATAAAATATTCTGGTAATAATCATTTAGGAGCATTTGGATGTGATTCTTATGATATATCAGGTACCGTTGGAGGGCAAGGTTCAAATGGAGCATTACACGGATTAACAACTTTTTCAATGACTGAAAATGTTCCTAATACAAAATTTTTTTTAGAATATATTGCTAGACCTCAAACGGCTGAAATATTTTTTGAAGATGTTTTAATGGCTTGTATATTTTATGGCATGCCAATATTAGCAGAAAATAATAAACCAAGATTATTATATCATTTTAAAAGAAGAGGTTATAGAGGATTTTCAATGAACCGCCCTGACCGATTAAAAAGTAATTTATCAAAAACAGAAGCAGAATTAGGTGGCATACCGAATAGTTCTGAAGATATAAGACAAGCACATGCAGCCGCTATTGAATCGTACATTGAAGAATATGTAGGAAAAATTAATGAAGAGTATGGCAACATGTATTTTCAAAGAACTTTAGAAGACTGGGCAAAATTTGATATTTCAAAAAGAACAGCTCATGATGCTTCTATAAGTAGCGGGCTAGCAATAATGGCTTGCAGAAAAAATTTATATAGACCAACACAAAAAAGAACAAAAATTAGTATTGAATTTGGGTTTTCTAAATATAAAAATAGTGGATCACAAAGTGAATTAATAAAATAAGTATGGCAAAATATAAGTCAAATGGATATGACTTTCCTAGTCAAGCAGTACCAGACGCAGAGAAAAAATCTATAGAATATGGCAATAAAGTTGCAAGAGCTATTGAACAAGAATGGTTTAATAAAGGCAATGGCTCACAAGGCAGATATTATTCTACAAGAGATGAATTTCACAGATTAAGATTATATGCTAGAGGTGATCAATCTATTAGAAAATACAAAGATGAGTTTGCTATAAATGGTGATTTATCTTATTTAAATTTAGATTGGAAACCAGTACCTATTATACCTAAATTTGTTGATATAGTTGTTAATGGTATGCAAGACAGATTATATACCATTAGAGCGGTTGGGGAAGACCAACTTTCTACAGATAAAAGAACTACTTATGTAGAAGATATACAAAGAGATATGAATGCAGCGGCTATGTTAGACGCTGTTGAAATGCAACTTGGTGTAAATGTAAGAAATGTAGAAAAAGAAAAATTACCTTCTTCTTCTGAAGAATTAAATTTATATATGCAATTAAACTATAAGCAAGGTATAGAAATTGCTGAAGAACAAGCTATAGATAATATTTTTAAAATTAATGAATATGACTCTTTAAAAACTAGAGTTGATTATGATCTTACTGTATTAGGAATTGGCGCTATAAAACATTCTTTTAATAATACAGATGGAATAAAATTAGATTATGTAGATCCTGCAAATTTAGTTTGGTCATATACAGAAGACCCTTATTTTAAAGATTGTTATTATTTTGGTGAAGTAAAAACAATAAAAATTAATCAATTAAAAAAAGATTTTCCTGAAATAGATGATGAATATTTAAATGAGCTTTCTAAAAAAAGTGGTGGTTGGTCAACTTATAATATGAATTACTCTAATCGAGAAGAAGACGGAGATAATAATATTGTTAATATTTTATATTTTAATTGGAAAACATGGGAAAATAATGTTTATAAAGTAAAAGAAGTTTCTTCAGGTGCTGAAAAAATAATTAAAAAAGATGATTCATTTAATCCACCAAAAGACAAAAGAACTAGATTTAAAAGAGTTGCTCAAGCTCAAGAAGTATTATATGAAGGTGTTTATATACTAGGAGCTTCACAATTACTAAGGTGGAAAAAAGCAACTAATATGATACGCCCTAATTCAAATACCAATCAAGTATTAATGAATTATGTTGTTACAGCCCCTAGAATATATAAAGGAAAAATAAATTCTTTAGTTTCAAAAATGACGCCATATGCTGATTTAATACAACTTACTCATTTAAAACTACAGCAGGCAATACAAAAAATGACTCCTTCAGGAGTATATTTAGATGCTGATGGATTAGCTGAAATTGATCTTGGTAACGGCACAAGTTATAATCCACAGGAAGCATTAAATATGTATTTTCAAACAGGATCTATAATTGGTAGATCATTGACCACCGAAGGCGATCCTAATCCTGGTAAAGTTCCTATCCAAGAACTTCCGGGTGGTGGTGGTAATCAAGTACAACTTTTAATAGGTGCATATAATCAATATCTTCAAATGATTAGAGATATAACCGGATTAAATGAAGCAAGGGATGGATCAGACCCAGACCCTAAAGCTCTTGTTGGTGTACAAAAAATGGCTGCTGCAAATAGTAATGTTGCTACAAGACATATATTAGATTTTAGTTTATATATGACAAAATTAGTAGCAAACTGTGTAGCTCTTAGATTTAAAGATATTTTAGAATATCACCCTAAAAGAGATGCATTTATTTCTTCAATAGGGCACTTTTCTGTGGGTTCTTTAAAAGAAATGCAAAATTTAAATTTACATGATTTTGGTATATTTTTAGATTTAGAGCCTGATGAAGAAGAAAAATCTTTATTAGAAACAAATATACAAATGGCTCTTACTCAAGGAACTATACATTTAGAAGATGCAATAGATATTAGACAAGTTAGAAATATTAAACTTGCTAATCAACTATTAAAATTTAGAAGAGTTAAAAAACAACAAGCTGACCAAGCACAAGCACAAGCAGCTAGTGTAGCCCAAGCTGAAGCTCAAGGCCAAGCACAAGTACAAATAGAACAAGCTAAAGCGCAAGCACAACAAATAAAAGCAGATTCTACAATACAAATATCCACAGCAGAAAGTGAAATGGATATTAAAAAATTAGAAATTGAGGCACAAACTAAAAAAGAATTAATGCAATTTGAATTTGATTTAAACGTAAAGTTAAAACAAATGGAAATTGATGCTCAAAAAGAAATGTCGGATAAATCAAAAGATATATCCGGACCTCCTAAAATAAATAAACCTAAAAAATCATTTGAATCAAAAGGTAATGATGTTCTTGGAGGAATTGAAATGTCTAGATTTGAACCTAGATAAATTATTTAATTATTTTATTATATATTATGGAACAAGAAATACAAGTAAAAACGGTTGAAGACAAACAAGAAACTTCACCACAAGAAAAAGAAGCTGCTGTTTTAGAAACCGCAGTTAAAGAAGGAGAAGTAAATCCTGATTATGGTCTTCAAGACGACGGGGTTTATAAAGTAAATTTAGATAATCCCCCTAAACAAAAACAAGATGCCGTTCAAGAGCAAAGCACAGATGAGGTACCTGTACGCGACGGATCCGAAGCTGGCCAAGAAGTTCAAGAAAAAAACGAAGAAAAGCCTAAAGA